GGACACCCACGCCGACAGGAGCATCAACGCTACCCGAGGCCACACCCACCGAGGGCGCGCCCGAGGCGCGATCGCTACGACCGGCAACGGCATCACCATGCGACTCGACATCATCGAGGAAACCGTTTACCTCTCCGGCGACGAAATCGCGATCGCGGGCGGGGTCACGAGGAGAAGGACCCGCGGACGCGCACTGATCAGGTGCGCCGGGGTCGACCTCTCCTCGATTACCCTCGGACCCCACGGGGACACCCACGCCGACAGGAGCATCAACGCTACCCGAGGCCACACCCACCGAGGGCGCGCCCGAGGCGCGATCGCTACGACCGGCAACGGCATCACCATGCGACTCGACATCATCGAGGAAACCGTTATCCACTAGGACGCGCCTAGTCCACTTCCCCCACACCGGACGTGCGGGAACCGGGAGGAGAGGATGAGCGCGATCCCACGCACCCAACTCATCCTCACCACGCGACGAATTACAACGTGTACACGCGACAACGAGTGTGTCCACCGTACCAGGCTCACCCGGCACACGATGATCCAGCGTCCCACGCCGATTACCGGTCTTGCGACCAGTCCACGTCACACGCACACCGCAATACCTGCAGTTATCGCCGTCACGCAACAACACTGGCCCCTTGAGGGTCCAATCACGGTTGTCACGATTACGTTGCGCTGCCCACTCGTTCTCTTCCGGTGAGAGCATGTGAACGAAATTATCCTCATCATCAAGCACGCGCAGCGAGCGAACACCCGCTTCGTCCTCGACCCAAAACATGAGTCCCACCTGTACCGCCAAGTCAATCAGGCGCTCATGGTCACCAAAACCCATCGTGATATACGCCGCTGGTTCGATCACATAGTCACCCCGATACTGCGCGCAATACACAGCACAGCGATGCACGAACCCATACACCGCATTGACATCCTGAACAGACGCGCCCGGCACCGACGCGACCGCGAGCACTCGCGGATTCATCGCCGCCGTATCACTCGTTTTCAGCCACGACATAGGTGGTTCCTCCTTTCACATACTCAACATTCACCAAACACACGCTCACACAGCCTGGGGCGGGCCACGATTCGACACATGAGCAACAACCCCTTTGAGGACCCCAAGATCTCGATGATCCGCCACATCGGTAAGGACGTCGCCAGCCGGGGCCTTCTGCCCGCACCCCTCACCCCGGAGGCTCGCGATGCCCTCCAAGATGCCCTTGAGAAGATGCAGGACTACATCACCGGGCAAGCCTCCGGTCTGCCCGAGCACGCAAGCGGCTACCTGCGATACCTGGTCGCACGCTGCCTTGAACTCCTCAACGGAGAAGACATAGACATTGTTGCGCTTCGCGCACTGAGCACGCAAGCGGCTGGCACTGCGTTCACCCTCGCAACGTGTATCACGGACGAACGTAAGCGGAACGAATTCTGGTCCCACTGTGGAACCATCCTCAAGACGTGGGTAGCCCCGATGCTTACCGGCGCTGCCGACAACCTCATCTCCTCTGGTGCCCAACACCTGATGATCGGATCCTGACTGCGTCTCACTCATCGTATGACCTCCTCTCGCGTCGATGATACTTCCATGTCCTCGGGGAACAAGTCACATGGCCTGAACCCCGGGTAGTTACGCTCCATCCATGAGCGCTCGGTCAACCTCTGATAGCGAGCCTCAAACTGCAGGAAACACGGCCGACACCTCGCGTGCCCAGCCTCAAGCAGCACTCCGCAATCCGGGCAATGCCTCTCGATCACGACGCCTCCTCCCGCTCAGCAAGCAGCTCACGCGCAAACCGTTCCTGACCTTTCGGCAACACCCACGTCTGCACGCGAACGCCGCCACCGGGAACCTGCACCTCCGAGGCCTCGAGCAGCCCCTGCGCGATCGCCCGCGCGGTCGGCACCATCTGTCCCCACGCCGGTACACGTACCCGGCATTGCAGAGCCAACGGCAAAAACGGTTCGGCCCCATCCCCTCGACCCGCGCCGACAGCACCGTGCCGAACACGCTCGGCAGCACCGCCTCACCCGAGGCCGCGACCGCGCGACCCAGATCAGCGTGCGGGCGCTGCGCCTCCACCTCAGCCACAGCCTCAGCCGCCGCCTCCGCCCGCACGCGCGCCGCACGCTCATCCCGCAGCGCCGTCAACGTCCGGATCATCGTCTCCGGATCCGCCAGCATCGCATCAACCGCCGACTCAGTCGCATACACCCCATGCCGCCGAATCGACGGCAGCACCTCACCCGTCACCCAACGACGAAACGCCACAGCCTCCGGCTTATCCGACCGGATAACCACTTCGTACAATCCGGGCTCGGTCACCACCCACACCTGCTGCGCCCGACCTAGACGGTCACGCATGGGGTATGTCAGACATAGGTCATCGCTCAGGCGCGACCTCAGCTGCGCCACGTTCGCGATGCCCAGCGCCGCCGCCAGATCCGCAAGAACGAACAGCGGCTCACCCGACTCGTCGACCTGCACACGAATCTCATGACCCGTGTACTCAAACAGCTCCAAGCCCTGCATGACCTACTCCTTACTCCTCGCTCCGCTTGTCTAGCCGATGGTCCCGGTGCGACCCTCGAACGGATACGCCTCAAACGTGATGCCAACCATCTGCGAGCCGATGCACTTCGCCGTCATCGGCGCGAGCAGATCGCATCGAGGATCAGGCCCCTGCAGGTGACGCTTATCGTCATCAGGCAGGACACCCGCGTCAACGAAACCATCTACCAGCGCCTTCAACGTCGGCATGTAGTTATGAGGGTCACGACGACGCGCGTCCGGGAAGCGCATCCAAGCGACGATCCGCAGCCTCTCTGACCGCCCAATGCCAGCCGCGCGAGCACGGATCATCGCCATCGTGCGCAGATTCTTCACAGTCGGAGCCGTGCGGCGACGGTCGCCTCGATCATTGAGTGAAAGCATCTGCGCGGACGGTATGAGGATCTCGTCAAGCATCCAGATCGGCCTCACGCCCGGTCCTCCATCCACGAACCGACCTCCTCCAGCTCCACAGGCGTGTACCCGCGCTCGCTGGTGAAGTCGATGACGACGCGTGCGCAGGCTGCGTGCGCGATCGCGCTGATTGCGGTCGCCTCGCTTTCGGCGTCGATGACGACGCGCACGTTCGCGCCCTGAGGGGCAATGCGCGTGTGGCACACCGGGCACGTTGTGACGCATGCCGGCGCTTTACGGATCCGCTTTACGGTAATCATTTGGTGGCCTCCTCTTCCCAGATCTCCGCGCCCTGCGCAATGCTGACAAGCTTGTCCACCTGGTCGCCAATTCTGACCCGAATTTCCGTTACTTCTTCGTCGTCCGCCGCGTAGCTCTCCGCGATGTCGCTTGCAGCATCGCTCAGCTCCACTGCTGCTGCGATGATCGCTGATTGCAGCTCTTGCACTCGCCCGATGAGGTATGCGACGTCGGCGGCGCAGCTGGCATTGAAGTTCATGACGGCGGCGGCGTACGCCTCTGCGACTTCCTCTCGTGTTGATCCGCTGTAGCTGCGGCCTGAGAAGGCGAGGGCGTTAAGCCTGTCCTCAATCTCGCTGGTGGTTGTCATCGTGGTCTCCTGTCTGTTGGTTCTTCCCCCGCGATGGCGTTGCGTGGGGTTTCGTGCCCGCCCGGGACTTGCACCCGGGGGTCTGCTGGCCGGGCTGCGCGATCCTGTACCGATCCCGCCGTGGTTTTCTCGGTGGCGGGTGGCCTCCCTGCGGCCGCGCTCTGCGGGGAGTATGCTCAGTCGCTCTCTCGCAGCTCGTACTCGCCGCAGTCGAGCTTCTTCTCTGCCTCTTCGAGCTTGCTGACGATCTCGACGTAAATGTCACGCTGAGTCGAGATCTCGCGCCGCGCGAGGTGACGCGCACGTATGTTCGAGATCTGCATCGTCACCTCAAGATCCTCACCGGCGGCGAGTACCGCCTCCTGAGCGCCCTCGCGGATAAACCGAGCCTGCTCTGCGCCTAGGTAGACGGGAACCTGTGCGACCTTCATTCGTCGGCCTCCTCCGTGGTGCCGACCTTATCCGCCGCAGCAATGACTGCTTCCTCGAGCAAGGCGCTCATGGCGAGCGTCATTGCGCGTTTCTTCCCGCGGTTCTCCGATGCGTCCACGACCGCGAAGGCCAGGGCTTTCCCGACCCTGATGTAAGCGTCCGAGAGTGCACGCGAGTCTTTGTTGGTGATTCCGCCGACTTCTGCGGCCTTGTCTGCGAGCAGCGCGTCAAGGGCGAGGCGGCTGGCGTTCTCGGCGAGCAGGACTGATGCAAGCGCCGCGTCCATCGCGTTCATCTTGACGGTGATCTTGTCCTTGAACCTCACAGCTCCGGCTCCTTCTTGCTCTCGGATCCTTCGAGGAAGCGGAGGAGGAGCAGGCCACCGCCTGCGCCGCCCATGATCGCGCCGATCATTAGGAGCAGACCGTTAGCGGTCGCGCCAGTCTTAGCGAGGCGCTCCTGCGGGGCCGTGGCGGTCGTCGGCGCGGGCTTCGCGGTGCCCGGAGTCGGGTCAGGTGTGGGGACCGGCGACGGTGCAGACTGAGGTTCATCCGATGGAGACGGGGCCGGGGTCGGCTTCGGCGAGGGCTTCGGGAGAGGAGAGGGGACCGGCGCAGGCGTCGGCATGCTCGGGTCAGGTGTGGGGACCGGCGACGGCTGCGGCTTGGTTTTACCGTCGCCATCCGTGCCACCAGCGGCCTTCACGGTCGCAGTCGCCTCAAGGCTCTGACTGTTGACCGTCGCGCGGTTCACATAGGTGTCCTGTCCCTCGATGTGAGGGGTCGCTGCCGGGTACACGACGCACACGAGTGAACCGGACGGAGGCGTAAAAGTCAGCGTGTGCGCAGACTTGTCGAGCGACCCGTCAGCCCAGGTCGTCGTGCCCGGGTCCCATGTCGGTCCGCTGCTACACTTCACGGCCTTCGGCAGGGCGTTCGTCTCATCTGTCAGCGTGTAAGTCTTGCCGTCCTCGACGGCCCACTTAATGCCCCAACCGATCGACTGATCGGTGTTAGTCCAGCCGAACTTAATCGTCTCTTGAGCTGCGTACTCGTAGTGCGCGGGCGTCGAGCAGTCGCTCGTGCACTCGCCGATGCCTTCCTTGTCACCCCACACGAGTGTGCGATCCACCTCGCCATTGACGGTGATCTGCGTGCTTTCGGTGCCGACTGCGGCGTCCGAAAGGCGCGCGCGAGCGTTGAAGGTGCCGGAGACGTCGGTCTTATCCGCGTAGGCGGCTGGCACCTCCGCGACCGTGCAGGTCAGCGTCGCTTCGTTGGCTTCGCAGTTGCCGATCCGGCTTCCGTCGTCGAGCAGGAAGGGAAAGCCTGCCTGCCACTTGAAGCCCCCGTCGACGCTCCCGACAGTGAAGCTCTGTCCGACTGCGAGCTTCGCGGTCGACCACGTGCCCGCGACGGTCACCTCGCTAGAGGTCTGACGAGAAGCGCTCGTTGCCTTCGTGACCTGCGCGGTCATGGCCGGCGCAGCCTCGTCGGCGAATGCGGCACCGTACGGCAGCGCCAGTGCTGCAATGGTGAGGGTGGCTCCCGATGCCCAGATCTTCTTCATCGGTCTGTCTCTTTCTTGGCCTTGGTCTTACGGATTGATGGGTAGTAGGTGATTCCGCGCGACGCGCGGTTGTGAGAGTCGTGAGCCTCGGTCTGGTAGGCGAGTGCCCGCTTCCGGGCCTTCCGCACGATCTCCCGCGCGGCCCTGTCGTGGCAGGGCCTGTCGTCTGAGGCTTCTAGACGGAGCGGCAGCGGTGCCGTGCACGTCGAATCGGTCATCGCTCGAGTCCCACAGGGAGGTCATCGACGCGAAGCACCTCGAGGACGACGCGGATCTTCTTCCGGTCGAGATCGACGGACACGCGCGGCGTGTCGATTGCCATGCACCCGTTGGCTTCGGCCTCGAAGATCACGTCCTGCATCGCGAGGCACATGATGTGCGGCAGACAGTCATCGCCGGACTGGTCGTAGTAGGTGAAGTCCGCCGTGCGCTGCAGGAGCGTCGTGCCCTGCATGCGGGCCTTGCCCGCGTTCTTCGCCATACGCGCCGCGATGTCCTCGAGGGTCGCCGCGCGGGCAGAGCCGCGCCACACGATCCAGGCCAGGACGCCCATCGATGCCAGCAGGGCGAGGGCGAGGCCAGCCAAGATGTCCGCGCTCACAGCGATACCTCCCGCCACTCTGCGTAGACGAGGACGCCACCGACGATGTCGAGCGTGACACCCGGGAAAAACAGCCACTCAGGCCATCCGTCCGGATTGCCTGTGCCGCGCATGCCGAAAGCGATCACGAGCGCCGCCGCGACGCACACGCCTCCGACTAGCGACTTCCAAGTCCACAAATGCCGGCCATACATGTCATCCTTGTGCATGAATCTTCTCTTTCTCTTGGTTTTTGCGCCCCCGTGTCTCAATCGCAGGGGCACTTTTCTTTCTGGCCGGTGATTTCACCAGCTCACTCGCGGGGATCCTGAGCAGGCCCCCGACCTTGAACGAGCGAATCGCACCCGACGCGATCAGCTCCCGAACACCCGAGTCCGATGCCTCAATCAGCTGCGCAAAAGTGCGCACCCTATAGGCCGCCTTCCGCGTCACCGCCGTCACCGCCGACGCCGCCGACGCCGCCGACGCCGCCGACGCCGCGCGCCTGGATGACTAACACTCCAGGCTTCACTTCCTCGATCTCGCACTCCACAGGTGACATACCTGCGAGCTTGTCGGCCCACTCAGCATGCATAACGAGGGCTTTGTGCGTTGTGCCGAGCGCTGCGGCCAGACGCTCCACCTCTGACACCGTCATGTCTCGATGCTCGTTGAGCTTGAGCGAGAGGCTTGCGCGGCCTATGCGCGCTTTCTTCGACAGCTCCTTTTGGGTGATACCAAGCTCACGAGCAAGAGCCTTGATTTCAGCTGCGATTGTCATATCGCCATCCCTTTCCGTGTTTATGTGCCGGTAACTACCATATAAGCATATAAACACATATGCCGCAACCCATCCTCGCGTGATCCACATCTACAAAAGCGGATATGCCTAACAGATGGGAAGCGGATCTTTGAAAACGAGTCCCTTTGAGCTGGCTGTCATTGCCGTGCTAAAGGAGCATTTACAGAACGCAGATTTGACCATTGACCGACTTGCTGAGCATGCTGACATCACCCGCGCGCGCCTACTCTCGCCCCGCGTGAGCTTGGTTTTTGACTCGTACTTTGTCCCTCATTTTTGGTGCCAAAACTATCAATGTCGCCTCGCGCGGGCCTTCATGCGCGCTCCCAACTCCGAGAGGCCCCACAGCCAAACGGCCGCAGAGCCTCTCTAGGTTCAGGCACGTTACTCTTCGCCCTTGCTTACGCGGTCCGGCGCAACGAATACTGCCGCGAGCGTGACTAGGTTGAGCGCTCCTGCCTCTGCGGCTCCCTGACCTTCGCTCTCGTGAGAGTGCCCGCCGAGTCGCGCAGCAACAGGCTTGTGGTCCTGGGCTGTGTCTCCGGGAGCTGCTGTCTCATCGCTCGATAGCTCCTGGCCCCCGTCAGGTCGAACACTGACCTCGCTCCCGTTAGGACTAGCGTCTTGCGACGACGCGCCGGTACCGGCATTGCAGTCATGCTATTTTCCTTTCCTAGTCCTTTTTGCCATGGTGCCATGATAGCTTTGTTTACTCTTTCTATACATACAAGCGTAGTTTCTCGTAAATCACCCTCATGGCCCGTTCATGACGCTACTGCACGCTGGCTGCGCAGGCTTCCATGCGTGCGATCATTTCCCCCCCCATCTCCACCAATTCCAATCGTTCACTGCAATTCCGCCACTTTCTCATATATTCGAGTACAGGGTGGGTACAGCAAAAGCCCCCACCTGCCTTGATGGCAGGTGGGGGTCTTTCATGCGTTGATACGCGATTCAATCGTCTCAATGCGTTCATACATTGAGCGATGCGTGTCGTGAGCATGAGAATCGATCAGCCGCTGAGCAGACTCACGAGCTATGCGTTCATCATGGATCTCAGCAGCCATTCGGCTGCCGCGCTCATCGATGCGGTCGATTCTCTCCCTCATGTCCGACAGCCTCACTCCGTGGGTCTCGAGCGTCAATGCGACGCAGTCGACCGCTGACGAGAGGCCCTCGAACTTCTCGGACAGGCCCGCAAGGGCGACGACTGATTCGTTAACGGCCCTGACGGCGTCGCGGACTTCGTCGAGGTCGTCGCGAAAGTTCGTCGAGTGATCATCACTGACCTGGGCATCTGCAGACTGTGCGGCTTTCTTCGCTTCCTCTGCTACTTTGGTGACGCGTCGCATATGCGATTCCATGCTGGCCTTGAGGCGCGCGAACCACATGGCGACAACACCGCTAAAGCCGGCCAGTAGGATAGCAATGAGACCGTTGACTGCCTCGACTACCTTCTGATCCGAGAGGATGCCGCTCACGACTGCGCCTCACCACCTGAGTTACTGTGCGTCGCCGCCTCGTCTGCGCTTGCTCGCACGTCGTCGACGGTTTCGCCACCAGGGGTGACTGCCCCGGCCCAGTCAATGATGCTCACGCCACAGATCTTGATCCCCGAGAGGATCTGGAAAACCGTCCAGGCGACGCCGAGGAACACCGTCGCCTGCGAGACGATGAGCTTCCATGTGGCCGGGTATGAGCCTGAGAACCAGACTCCTACCGTTACAACAACGGCGACGGCGATCGCCAGCCAGACGCGACGCTGGCGCGTCCAGTACGGGCGATCAAGCGAGGCCTGAATAAGCGGCCACACGACGCCGATGAGGACCGAGGCCACGAACGGATCGGACTGCAAGCCCAACAGAATATCGCTCTGATTCATGTCTGTTTCCTCTCACACGGTCTCTGCGCCCGCGAGCGCGATGTTGACTGCTGCGGCGGTGGCTGGGCCGTAGATTTCGTCCTCGTATGCGCCGACGGCTGCCTGGATGAGGCCGACTGTCTCGTCGTGCGCTGCTTCGGAGTTTTCGCCCCAGATGCCGTCCGGCGTGGTGCCGACGACGCGCTGGGTGTATTCGATGCCGTAGGGGAAGGTGTTGCCGCCCCAGGTGGATGCGGCGGCGACGGCGTTGATGCGCTGGCGCGTGTCGGGACCGGCGACGTTATCGGGGACTGCCCCGACGGCTTCTTGGAGTGCGGTGATGTCGGTGTAGCCGCTGTCCTGTGCGCTCGTGTCGATATTGCCGTCCCAGCGTCCGTTGTCGATCATCCAGGCGAGGACGACTCGCATGTCGACCCATCCGAGGATGTCGTCTTCATCTCGGTACTTGATGAGGACGCCGTTGCCGTTGTCCTGGCTGCCACCCATGGATGTGTTGCCCTCGACGGCGCGGAAGTAGTCGGATGCCTGGTCAGGCCAGGACGCGCCGACGTGGTCGGCGATCCCGTCTCCGTGCCACTCGTAGATCGCTTGATGGCCGTATCCGGATTCGTCGCGCCACGCACTGATCTTCTGCGCGAAGTTCTTGATGTAGGGGACGTAGTACCACCACGCGGCGTTCATGATGTTGACTCCGGCCTGGAGGTATCCCCAGACCTGGAAGGCTCCGCACCAGGCGTAGCCTCGGAAGTCTGGCTTCCCGACTGCGTCCCAGTACTTGTTCCCGCCGACGTGGCCGACTTCGCCGCGCATCGCATCCATCGCGATGTTGATTGCCTGCGTGATTCGAGGATCGTTGATGCTCGTCATGCCTGGTCTCCGTTCTGAGCTGCGATGTTGCGTTCGGTCATGAGGCCCATGATTTCGGCCTCTTCTTCTCTCGTGGCCGGCATTGTTGCGTCGGTGTTTTCCATTTCTCCACCTTTCGTTGATGTTTTCGGTATGAGTAATCCCCGACCGCCAAACAGGTGGTCGGGGATTAGGCTTGTATCGCACCTACTCTTGTCAGGTCTTGATGATGTAGTTCAGCGCCATGTACGGCGGTAGCAGACTGAGTGGTTTAGCCTGGCCCTCTGGCTGTGCGATGGCTCTATCCAGGGCCCCGCTCCCTGCGGCTGCGATGCCTGTCCAGGCTGATCCGCCCGCATAGTTTGTCTGGTAGATCGCCGCTCCCGAGGCCCAGTAGCTCGATTCTCCGCCGATCTGGTGCGAGTGCCTCGGCATCTCATCCACCGTGAGCGTGTGCTGTTCTTCGCCGCCCAGCTCACCGAGCTTGTGCGCCGCATTCACCCCCAGCACCGTCCGGCCACGCAGGTCAGGCACACGAAACTTCACGCCGTTGCCGAAGACTGCCGCGAGCGCCGGGTATGTTCGCCGGTCGTATTCTCGTCCGTCGCATAGGAGCCAGCCGGTTGGTGCCACTGACCCGGCGAACGCAGCGATCACGCCTGCGGGAGTGACGACGGCGATCGCCTCACCGGGGTCGCCCTTTTCGCCGCGTGGGCCGCGCTCCCCGGGGTCGCCTTTTTCACCCTTCGGGCCGCGCTCCCCGGGGTCGCCCTTTTCACCGCGTGGGCCGATGGGGCCTGGTGGCCCCTGCGGTCCTACGCCTCCGCCTCCGCCGCCGACGTTGATGTCGGCTAGGTCTAGATACCGGTCTCGGTATGTGCGTGTCGCTGCGATTGCCTGCATGTTTCCCTCGTGGATCTGCACGAGGACTCTGTCACCCGGATATGTCTTCCGGGTGAGCAGCCGGTCCGGAACCGATGTGATCGCGGCATTCTCGTCAGTTCGCACGCGCCATAGGTCTGCGTCAAGCTGCACATTCACTTGCCCCTGGCGCGAGGCCCGCACCGCCGTGCCCCACCGGTAGGACGGCTGCGCGTCCACCCGCTTCCGCAGATCCGCGACCACAGCGGCTAGATAATCGACGTCATTCACCGCGAATCTCCTTGATCTCTGTCTTCACGAGTGCGGTAGGGGAGAGCGGGATCTCCATCTTCTGTACCGTGCCCCGGAGGCGTTGACCCTGCGACACGAATTCAACGACGTCACCCGGTCGGATGTTGACCGGAAGATGTTCGATCACTAGTGTCGCTGCGGGCATTGACTTCTCCGCGAGTACGCGGGCCGCCCACTGGTCAATCGCTTCCTGGCTCGTGACTTTCACGCCTGTCTCGACAAGGACGACCTCGCCGCGGTTTACAGTCGAGAGCGGGTCAGCCCTACTGTCATTCCTTGCCACACCGACCACTGCTGGAGTCGGTCCTGCGCCATACTTGTCCTCGCCTCGCTTGGTGTCGTCAGATCCCGGTGTGCCGACACAGATGACGACGTTTGGCACCGCGAACAGATCGCGATCGATTGTCCACGATGCAGAGTGGATTGCCTCTTCACCCTCACGAAAAGCCATTTTTACTGGGCGCTGCGCTGGCCGCACGTACGGTTCCCCTTGGATCACACCGTATCCGTCCGGCGTGAGCGCCCCCCACCCTACGAGCCTCGCCATGTCGTTGAGCATCGTGAGTACGTTAGTCCCGACGTCGTACACGACCGTCTCGTTAATGAGAGGCCCTGACGACGCCGCCTTGAACTCCCGAAACCCGAATCTCGCGTTTCTGGCTCTCTTCACGCACCTGTCGACCAGACTGAACTTGTTTCCGGCACGCAGATGCGCGTCCGAGACCTCCTCTATGTGATCTGTGCTCATGCGATCCAGGTAGGCGAGCGTGCTCAGCAGCTCGACGCTGCGCGTTACCCGATGCTCTGAGACATCCCGAGACGGCGACGACATCACGAATGTCGCCACCGGCCAGCCCTCCATGCCGACCGGCACGTAATCAACGCGGGCATGGATGTTGAACCAGTCGACCTCCTGAGCCGTCTCCGTGAGGCTGAGCTGCCCCGACGCGCGCAGACGCGACGTCGCGGACAATGTCACTGACCCAGAGTCGACACCGTCGAGCAGCCCAATGTCCTGCCCGTCCGGCGTCGTCAGCATCACCCGATAATCCGCCTGACGCACCGGCGCAAAATCACCCACGATTCACCTCCGTCAGCTTTGCAGAGACTGCCCACACCCCGCCAATCGAACGACTTAGCTGCACCTCAGAAAGAGAGCCGTACAGCACCCTCCCGAGCGGATCTCGATACATGAACGGTGCAGGCATGTACGCGAGATCCTCAATCGCGGCTCGCTCTCGCATGGATGCGTCTACGAGCGACGCCGATATGGAGACCACCCGCTGACGCTGTGTACCCGATAACTCGACGCCAAGACGCCGACCCGCGAAGTGCTTCACCTCTCGGTTCACCAATCCCATGCTCACAGCAGTCGTAGGATTCCAGGCAAGCCGAACAGCTCGGGAATAGCCGGGCCCGGCGCTCAGCCAGACCGCCTGCGAATTCGCAACGGCCTCTATCACTGTCGCCGACGATGAAGGCAGCGCTGACGTCGCAGTGACCCGATACACGGTTGTCCCGTTCGTTAGACACTCGCGGTCTTTATACATGGTTGACGGCGGGAGTTTGTCTGCGATGATCGTCCATGTCGCTCCGCCATCGATTGAGCGTTCAAGGCGCGTCTCGACAGCCGGAGGCGTCTTCGCGCCCTGCGGGACAGCTGGGGCAGCGATGGAGATGAACATATCACCCTCTTCTTCTTCCCACACAGCAGTCACGATCGGCTTGGGCGGCGTCGGGTACTCGACCCTGTACGTACGCTCAACGGTCGCGGCTAGGCCATACCCGTCCACGATTGTCACGCGCACGATATACGTGGCCTTGTTCTCCAGGCGGGCTTTAAACCTCAGCTCTGCGCGAGTGAAAGTTGGCACCGCTTTTAGCGCCGCCGCCGTGCCCTTGATCTGTTCAATCGCCTGGCGGCGCTCTGAGAGCAGCTCGCATACGACTGATCGGATCGTCGTCGACGATCCGCGCACGTGGGAGACCGTTAGAACGCCGTCAAAGACGGATTTGTCGAGTGTCGTCGCCTCGGGAGCGAGGGCCACTACGGGCGGATACGTCACCACGGATCGCCGCACTGGAGACCACTCCGAATACTCGCGGTACTGGCCCTTTGTGCGCACCTGGAAGGCGATTGTTCCTGCAGGCAGATCCACAGTTTTTTCTTGCACGCTGCCTGAGACCGCGACTGTCGTCCACGCAGATGTATCCCCGACCCTATGCCCATTCCCGTCCTCGGTGTAGACCGTTTGGTAGCGGATCTCCGCCGCTTCCTGCGCGGTCTCGTCGAGAGAATTGTGCACCCATTCGAACGTCACACCTCCACTGGCGCGTATGCCGTCGGGGCCGTGACGTCTGGGATGCCGGGCTTTTGCAGGACCTGGATCGTATTCGACGCCACCGAACGCTCAGACACGAGCTTGTCGGTCTTGACGTACACGTAGTAGGTGTGTGGCACCTGCAGGTCTGCCGTCTCATGGACCCAGACGCCGGCGTCGGCACGCACCTCCCCGACCTTCGTATCCCCGTCCCAGACCTCTATTGTTGCGTCCTCTGGGTATGGGAACGAAATGTCCCATGTCACGCCGATCTGCCCCTGACCGTTTTTGGACGCCCTCACGCTATTGATCGCAGACGGCTGCGTCGACACACCCACTGACGTCGGCGACGCGGGGCCTGGATAGAAATCAGATGCGTATCGCACACGCGTTGGGATAATCGGCGAGGCCGACACCCGGTACCAATAGCGGTTATTCTCTGTGATCGCCTTGTCATCGACGATCGAGAATTTCACGAGATTAGACCCGGTCGCATCGACCCAGGCTATTACGTGCCATTCTCTCGGGAGCCACGGCCCCGAGTAGTTATCTGCGTACGCATCCCAGCGCTCGACTACGTAGGACTTTACTGGCGAGTCCCTGTCTGCAGGCTTCGCCAGCGGCCACAACACCTGCACTGACTTTCCGTCAGGGCGCAGATACGCCTCGCAGAATGTCGGGGCTGTCGGAGGCTTGGCTGGGCGGGCAGGCAGTTTCAGCCACGCCTCCAGAGATGGATGCCCGCCGTTCCAGATCGGTCCCAGCGAGTACCCGACCTTGATCCACCGTTCGGCGTCTGGCGACAGCTCCTCTGTCCAGTGCGACGTGCCCATGTCCTTGTACACGGTGCCGCCGCGCGGCGACGAAAACGCCACCTGCTCGCTGCCCGAGCCGACTGCTCCCCACCAGGATGTCGTGGCCGTGTACTGGTGCCCGTACCCGTCCGAGCGCATCCAAAACTGCGCATAGACTTCCACAGTCCCAGACACCGGATCTCCGGTGTACCACAGCTCAACGCCGACAGACATGTACCCGGATGACGTAGACCACTGGATTGCCATGCTACTCCTACTTACTCTAGAATCCGATGCGCTCACGCATCGCTGCTCGAGACACGGGTGCTAGCCCCTCCGACACAGCTCCCGACGCTTCTACCCTCATACGCCCGATGAGGGCATTGTCCGAGTCACGCACTACGACTGTCTGAGGCCCCGACACCTGCAATCTGGCCAGTCCAGCTGCACCGCCCAGCCCCGCAGACACGCGCATCGCACCCAGCTCCAGTTCTGCTAGCTGTGCCTGGCCTGCTGCCATCGTCTCCCGGATTGCCTCTTCAAACAACGGCGATCGCGAGGCAGCGCCCTCCGCGAGCGCTTCGACGATCGACTGGCCCGAGTAGAGTGACCAGCCTTTGCCGGAGAAGGGACCTTCCTTCGCGGGGGAAAATGGCAGCAGGTTTCGCACTGAGCTCATGACGCCCTTTATAGCGTTTTTCGCAGCCGACGCCATCGATGAGATGCCGTCGGCGAGGCCCTGGATGATCTTCCGGCCCGAGTCGAATAGCAACTTTGGCGCGTTGTCCAGCGATGAAAAGATTTTGCTTGTGACCTCGCCGATGGCAGTTAAGACCGCTGGGATTGCTTGTACGAGTCCTGATGCGAGGCCTCCTACTATCGCAATGCCTGCCGCTAGGATCTTCGGGATGTTTTGAACGAGCACATCAACGATGGTCGTGATGATCTGCGGGAGCATATCGATGAGCTGCGGAATGGCGGCCGGAAG